TGTACAGCTACCGAGCGACGATTGGGACGAGAGCGATGTATCAGCACAGGTAAGGGCTTATTATTGAGGTGTAAATGGCTGATCCTCAGCAGAAAAAATTCGCAGATGTGCTTTCTAAAATGGAAGCTCAAGATAAACAGGGCACTAATCTAGAAGATGTTTACGACTTTTTGTCCTTGATGCCCGGCACTGGTGATGTGATTGGAGCTTATGAGGCACCGGACATAATAAGAGCAGGCATTGAAAAGATGGGTGAAGAGGGTTTATCGGAAAAGGCAAAGGGTGTCGGTATAGCTGCTCTGGGCACTATGGGGATGATACCCATAGCAGGTAAGCCTGCCCGTGCAGCAGCTAAAATATTCAGCAAAATAGATACACCTGTTTATCATTACACCCCTAACGCAGAGTTAGGCTTTACGACTTTTGATCCAGATAAAGCCGTAACACCTTTAGATGCTTTAGGTGTTCATGTTGGAACAAAAAAAGCTGCTGAAGATAGGTTTGATACTTTAACCGATGTAGAGGTAAAGGGTAACTTAGGTTACAGGCCCGACGGAACACCCATACCAAGAACAACTTTTGGTGGGACTTATCCACTTTTAGCAGATACCAGCAAACCGTTTAGTCCAAAGACAGTAGATAATAAGCGATTTCAAGGCGCTACAGAGTGGAGTGAATTTGATCTTACCGAGCATTTAATAGACGAATTTAACAAAACTCTTCCCAAAGGAGTAGATTTTGATGGTTACTACACCATGAAACACTTATCAGCTGAACCGGGGTATGAAGACTTTCCTTTCGCAAAGTTTAGAGACTTTGTAAAAGGTTACAGAAAAGAATTATCAAAAGAAGGCTTTACGCATATACCTTACATAAATGATGTTGAAGACTACAGTTCCACTTCTTTTATAATGTTAACAGATAGACCAAAAGGCAGCACTAAGGTTTTGCAAAGCCCTTTTGCAAAGAAGGATCCGGCAGCTGCGGATGATCCAGACATAATGAAAGCAGAAGGCGGCGTCGTTAGTATGAAAGACAAAGCAGTGAATATGACCAGAAAACCACAAGGTATTGAACCTTTTATTAAATTCGTGGTATAGTTCCTGAAAGGAGATCTAAATGGCGAGAGAACCAATAGCAAGCATGATGGACAAAGTACCATCGCAGCTGGACCAAAGTGAGTTACAAGCTGAAATAGATATAGAACTGCCAGAGGCTATAAACGACGATATGTTAGAAGCTTCACCTGAAGTAGAGGTAACTCTAGAAGATGACGGCGGCGTAGTTGTGGACTTTGATCCAAACGTAGGCGGACCAGAAGGTGACTTTGGAGACAACTTGGCAGAAGAGTTATCTGACACAGAACTTGGTAGGATCTCTGGTGAATTAACAGGTGAGTTTGAAGAAAACAAATCCAGTAGACAGGAGTGGGAAGATGCTTTCGCTAACGGTTTGGAGTTGTTGGGATTTAATTACGAAGAGCGGGCACAGCCTTTCAGAGGAGCAAGCGGTGTTACGCACCCTTTACTCGCTGAATCAGCCACGCAGTTTCAGGCACAAGCCTTCAACGAGCTGCTGCCACCGGGCGGTCCAGTCAGGACACAGGTTTTAGGGTCCAGCACACCTGAGAAAGAAGATCAAGCGCAGCGTGTAAAAGAGTTTATGAACTTCTACATTTCTTCTGTTATGGAGGAATACACACCAGAGTTTGACCAGATGTTGTTTTATTTGCCGCTTGCAGGGTCAACATTTAAGAAAGTTTACTATGATGAGAACTTAGGACGAGCTGTAAGTAAGTTTGTACCAGCTGAAAACCTAATAGTGCCCTATAGCACATCTGATTTAGAAACATGCCCTAACATAACGCATGTTGTAAAAATGAGCCTAAATGACCTGCGTAAGAGACAATTATCGGGCTTTTACAGGGACATACCTGTAATACCAGCGCAGGGTGACAGTAATTCGGTACAGGAAGAACTAGAGCGTATTGATGGTATGTACCCATCAAACATAGACTATGACTGTACTTTACTGGAGTGCCATGTCGATCTTGACCTAGAGGGTTTTGAAGAGATGGGCGACGACGGTGAGCCGACAGGTATCAAGGTACCGTATATCGTGACAATATCACAGGATAACGGGCAGATACTATCTATTCGTAGAAACTATAATGAAGACGACAAAGACAAGAAGAAGATACAGTATTTTGTACATTATAAGTTCTTACCGGGTTTCGGGTTCTACGGACTGGGACTAATACATACGATTGGTGGTTTATCACGAACCGCGACTGCTGCACTAAGACAACTGATTGATGCCGGTACGTTATCTAATCTACCAGCTGGCTTCAAGGCCCGCGGCCTACGGATCAGGGATGATGATGAGCCGCTACAGCCGGGTGAGTTCAGGGACGTTGATGCACCGGGCGGGGACATAAGATCGAGTTTAATGTCGCTGCCGTTTAAGGGTCCAGACCAGACTTTGATGGCGTTGTTAGGCTTTGTAGTTGATGCAGGACGGCGATTCGCGACCATCACTGATATGAAAGTAGGCGATGGCAACCAGCAGGCAGCGGTAGGTACAACTATTGCTATGTTGGAACAGGGCTCACGGGTCATGTCAGCTGTTCATAAGAGACTGCATTATGCGATGAAGTTAGAGTTTAAGTTGCTATCTAAGGTGATGGCTGACTTTTTACCTGATGAATATCCATACAGTATTACGGGTGTAGATGGCACGATCAAGAGACAGGACTTCGACGAGATGGTTGATGTGGTTCCTGTATCTAATCCTAATATATTTAGTCAGGCACAGAGAATATCTTTGGCTCAGACCAAGATGCAGCTTGCAACAGCGGCACCTGACATGCACAACATGTACGAAGTATTTAGAGATATGTACGAGGCTTTAGGTGTAAGAGATATTGACAGAATATTGAAAAGAACTCCTGAGCCAGAGCCAACCCCAAAAGACCCTGCTCAGGAGAACATAGACGCTCTGGATCAGATTAGCTTGGTAGCTTTTGAGGGACAGGACCATGAGGCGCATATCATGTCTCATATGGTTTTTGGATCAACTCCGCTGGTTGCAGGTACACCGCAGATAGCGGTGGCTTTACAGAAGCATATTATGGAGCATGTAAGGATTGGCGCCAAGGAGCGTGCTATGCAGGAGATGATGGCAGCTACGGGTGGTCAGCCTATGCAGGAAATGCAGAGTTTAGAGTTAGAGGCGAGGATTGCTCAGTTGGTAGCTGAGGGTATGACCCAGCTCAAGCAACTAAGTGGACAGCTCACGGCTCCCGGACCAGATCCGTTGGTACAGCTCAAGGAGAAGGAGCTACAGGTCAGAGCACAGGGAGAGCAGAACGACGCGCAGATTGACAGAGCTAAACTGGGTCTGGAGCAACAGAAGGTACAACAAAGAGACGCTCAGTTTGATAAGAGGCTTGCAAGTCAGGAGAAGCAGACTGCTGCAAGGATCAACGCAGCTGAAAGGCGTGAAGTAATGAAACAACAAAAAGGAGGTCAGTGATGGCTAAAAAAGGTGATACAAGGACAGAGAAGGAGCTAAGAGAAGAGTTTTTTGACGGTCCCGCTTCTGATACCATGAGTTTTGAGCAGTTCCTTATGCAACAGGGTAGGGGTGATTTAGTCAAACCTATCAAGATGGCTGATGGCGGCGCAGTGGAGCTAGTCCGCGGCGATCCTAACTACTACAAAGATTTGGTGTAGTGACAGCCTTTATGCTTGCTTGTTACATGAACGGAGTGGCGCAGGGCGCGATATACTTTCAATCTGTCAACGACTGCACTTACTATACCAAGTTCTTGAGTGAACAGGAATACAACACAGAGACAGGACAGAAGCAGGTCTATAAGTGTATATGTAAACTGGTCCCACAAATCAACCCTGATAAGGTGAGGGTATACTGATGATAGAAGATAAGAAAAAACCAGTGAAGGTAACAATCGACGAAAACAGCTTTGAGTTATCTTTAAGAATATTAAGCAATGAATTTGTTGCTATAAAAATAGGTTCTACAAATTTCTCTGGTAAACTAATAGCAGGTGGGATTTT